CTGAAGATACTGGTTGTTTGTAATCATCTTGTAATTTTTCTTTGCTCATAACGTTTCTCGTTTTAAAACTATTTTTAATATTGGTTAACCATATATAAATATACAAATAATATTAATTAAACGAAAAAACCCCAACATTTCTGTTGAGGTTTCTAAATATTCAATTTATACTATATAATATAACAATTTAAAATTAATATTGTAATATTGCGTAATCGTATGCTAGTGTTAAATCTACAGTTGCAATATCTTCACCAGTGTAGTCCATATCTGAGAACTTTGCTGTTTCGATAAATGCTCCTTTTAATGTCCACTCTTCTACTTTATCACCTACAGGACCCAAACTGTTAAATGTGATATCTTTTTTGTAGAAATCAGAGTAACCATCACGGCCTGTTACTGATTCGTGGTGTAGTCTTACCCATTCCATAGCTGCTTGTGCTGCTGAAGGAACTACCGGGTCATATAATGATATAGTTAAACTACTCCATTCACTTCTACCTTTTACATATCTTCTAACGTTAATATGGTCGATGGTAACTTTACCATTCGCTATTTCAGGTCTGTTGGCTGCTTTCACTAAGTATGCTGGAATTCCTTCTATATACATAATGAACCTGTTCGACATCTTCGGTTCGAATGATGTAAACATTACTTCTGTTGGGTCTCATAATTGTGCCATTTTTGTTTTCCTCTGTTTCTAATTCTTTATTATAAATATAGTTCTTTTTAAAAAATAGTTAGTCCCCCTAAAATTATTAGGGGAACTAAGATATTATTTATATACTATTCTGGAAATGCTGCTCCAGTTGGTAGTACATTAAAGTCAAGAACTATAAATTCTGCTGTTTTTGCTGGTTGTAAGAAAATCTCACCTACCATTATATTTCTATCAATCACATCTGGTGTGTTGTTGGTTTCATCCATCTTCACTCTAAATGCGTATAAACCTTGTCTTTGTTGAATTGATTCTAAGTAAGGATTAACGATTGATAAGAATCTATTTCTCGTAGCTGCTGTGTTGTTTTCGAACACTAAGTAACGAGTAGATGATGCGATGAATTTCTTCACTGCGATTAACAATCTTCTTACATTGATTCTATCCAATGCTGATGGTTTAGCTTGTAATGTTTTCTGTCCAAATACAGTTACACCCTGACCAGGGAATGTTGCGATAGGATTCAATCTACCTTCGTAAAGTGCATCTCTCTCAACTCTAGTCAATCTTGTCTTAGCTTCAATTACTGAAGTTAATCCACCTCTATTCAAACCAGCAGGTGCGAACCATTCGGCTGCAACTTGGTCATTAAATGCTATAACACCCGGAAGTACTACAGATGGCGGAACCCAAACAGGTTTGTTTTTATCAGTATTCAATATTTTAACCCAAGGGTAGTAAGATGCTACATAGTTTGAATCAAATGGTTGAACAGCGTTAACTGCCGTTGAAATTGAATCACCCCATGCAGATGCATCCATAATAAAGAATGTATCTTGTCTATCTTCACACATATCTTTAGCAAACGTAGTTACTGAAGAATGTAATCTGTGGATAAGACCAGGAATTACTAACATATTAATATCAAATTCATCAGGATTAGATACAGCGTTTATTGCTTTTCTGTATGCTAACGTTCCTGCTGCTGTGTTTGATGAACAATCCCATCCTTGCGTATTTCCATAAACAATATCGTTTGCTAAAGATACAACTCTAGAAGGTTTGAATCCATCAAATCCACCTTGAAATGGTACTAAGAACTTACGAGAGTTAATCGAAGTATTAGCATCATTCAATGATATTGCTCCACTATTAGGTGATGCGGATGAAGGATAATTAGCTCCAGCATCTTGATTGTAATCACCTAAATAGAATGCCGTACCCGCTACTGCCGTTGCCGACTTAGGAGTTGGTGATAGGAAGTTTCTATTATCTGTTGTTGCGAAATCAAAATTCAATCCCCAAAATTTCTTAGGATTATATGATTGATTGATTTTTTGGTCAGCTACCATTGTTGGTGAAGGTACTGAAAATTTACTTCCGAATGGATTTTGTAATGCTGCAAATCCGAAAGGTACTAAACTTTCATCAATTGCTTTGTTCATTACTGCTGGTGAAGCTTCAACTCTAATATTTGCTGAATTGTTAGCGTAATCACCATTTGTTGATAATTTACCATCGTTGTCTACAGTAATATACTTATCACCAATTACTCTTACGATAAAGTTTGGTGAATCAGGATCTAAGTTAACACCTTGAAAGGTTTCAACTAAGTTTGGTCTGATATCTGAATCAACTGTACCTACGAATGGTGAGCCAACAATCTTATCTTGGTCTACTCTTCTTACTACTACAGTAAATGAACCATATTCAGAACCAGGAACTGAACCAGCTACTTTAACATCTTGAATACCGATTTTAAATTCGTAGTTAGTTGCCGTACCATGTGATAATGTATGGAACTTAATTAAGTTAGTTGTGTTACCACCTACTTTTTGTGAAGTAATCCACGGAGTAGATGCTTCAGTATAAGCTTTTTGGTAATCAATATCCTTAACAACATCTAATGTTACTACAGGAATCTCCCCATCTAATGCAAATACATCTGATTGGAAGTTTTTAAAGTTTGATAAAACATAAGCTTCTTCAGAACCTTTTGGAGAAAATCCAAATGATTTTGTGAAATAGTTATCGCTTGTTGGATTCAATGATGATGAATAAAATGCTTCAGAAGCTTCTGAACCAGATATTTTCAATGAAAATAATGAACCAGACACATCAGCTGAACCATTGTGGTCAGTTATTGTTGATGAATTAAATACATCTACATCTGATACTATTTCATGTGTTGGGTGTAGTACTGCTACTACCTTAGTACCAAGCGATGATGATACTGTTAATGCGATTGGGTTTTCGAGTGTGTACCCGTCTTTTCCTAATACTCTAACGATTGTTGCTGTTCCAGCATCTTCTAAATACGTTTGAGCAGTATATGGTAGATATGAATCTAAAGTCAATCCACCGAATACTTGCTGAAACTCTGAAAATGATGATACTGTCGTTGGAACGAATGCGGGTCCTTTTACTGTTGAACCTATTAATGCTGCTCCAATTTCGCCAATCCCTTGAGGTAGAAACGACAAATCCTTTTCTCTCGTAAATACGCCAGGACTTACTATTCTTTCTGCCATTTGATTCTCCTATTAATTTCTTTTGGTTTTATTATTATATATAAATACATTAAAAAATCCGAAACGATTATATTTATGAGATAGGAGTAAAAGTTCCATTTTCAATATCGAACTCACCTACACCATATTTCTCTTGAAACTCTTCTGTGATTGTGCGTTCTCCATTTCTTAAAGACTTAAACTTATCAGCTAGATTTGTTTGAAGTGTTGTGATGTTTTCTAATCCCATCACTGCGTTCAAACGTTCTACCTCTATCTCACCAATTCTTGCTACTACTTCTGCAAATTCTATTCTGAATTCTTTAACTTTAGCAATATCTTTTTCATCGATATTGATAACTTCTTTTTCTTTGATTTCTTTAACTTGTGCCATAACTTTTGTTTTTAATTTTAATTATTATACCTTATGTGTATATAAATATGATAATTTTATTTGAAAGATTAAATTTTAGGATTAATTTTCCACAAAACTTTTGATGCTCCAAATGCTTTTTGAGTATTTATCTTCAATCCAGTCTGCTCTGGTATTAAATAAGCTTTTGCTGTAAGTGATACATTACTTCTAACAATTCTCTCTTCACCTACCCCATTGGTAGTATCAAATGAGTATGATTCTCCTTTGATTTGAAACTTGTATCTATCTCCGAATGTACCACCTTGAAAGTATATAATCTGCTCTACCAACTTATTCAAATCTTCCATAAAATCACACCATATAATAACATCATATGTTAAGTTCACATAATCAGGTCTATCTACAATATACATTTCAGTTACAGGTTTTTGATTCGTTAGTTGTGTGAATGCATCGTATCTATTTTCGTTTGAATACTTTCTAACAAACGATTGGGAAGAATCCTCATCAGTTCTAACTTTTAACTTAGATATTTCAGTATTAACATCTACTGCATTTCTTTTAAAGGAGATAAGTGGTGTTTGTACTTTACCATTGTTATCTTTTAGAAACCCATCTCTCTGTGCTGATGACCAATTTTCTGCAGTTGCATACATTACAGGAACGGGAATAAACTTTCCGTTTTCTTCTATGATAGGTTTAACATCTGTTTCTAAAAAGCTTTTAAATGCCAAATCAATATCATATATCCCAACTGATACATTTTTTACATCATCATTTTTACGAGAAATCTGTTTTGTTTTATTCAATATAGGGTCATCTGAAGTAGAACTTTGTGTTCTCTTCAAATCAATCTTATCATCTCTATTAATTCTATATCTTTGTGCCATATTAGATTCCTATTGGTAAATCATTGTTATCTTTGTTAACACCTACTCTAAAATCATCTTTTAATTTTAGTTGACTTCTTCTAGCAACATGCGTTTCACATATAATAGATACACTATATCCTTGCTCATCACCACCATCCCAAGTAGTTGGGTTTTTACCAGCAACAAATTGATTTTGGAATGTTACATCTACAATGTGTTGTTCATCATTCCACTCAATTACATCACCAATTTCAGGAAATACATTTTTCTCTTTTAAAATATCTCTAAGAAAGTAAAAGTTTACATTTCTAGTGTAAGATGAACCAAATTCATCAAATACAGCTTCAGCGTTAGTTCTATCAACTAATGTTGGTATTTTTACAGGATTGTAATATACTTTATTTTTACCTTCACCATATAAGTTTTGTTTTGTATCTTCTACAATGACCTTATAGTAATACACTTCGGTATCTATGATATCCGTTATTAACTCTTTGTTTATTTTACTAAATAGAGCCATATCTCTTTGTCCACCGAATAATGCCATAATTTACCCTATATAAATTGCTCTAGGTACTCTATTTAATGTAGATTCCATTGCTTCTGATTCTTCTTGCTGTGCCTGAAGTAATGCTTTTCTAGAAGTAGCTTCTAAGTTTTCTCTTAACTCTGTAATTAAGATTTCTTTTTCTGTAGATGCCTCACTTCTTAAATCTGCACCATCTAATGTTATTTCTGAGTTAGGAATTGGTACTGAACTAAACTTAGCTCTTACTGCACCTAACATTTCTTTAGCTAATGCTAATGTATATTTTTCAACCCATCGTCTACCAACGTGATTAATTTTACTATACTCAATTCTATCGTATCTTACATTAGAATAATCAGATACTACAGAAGTAGCCACTATTGGATTATTTCTTTCTGATAATAATACATAATGAAAGTGTACTGTGTATGGTGTTTCGGGTATTGGGAATAATCTAACTCTGTTATTCTGAATATCAAACCCATATTGAGATTTACGAACCATATCATTAAGTTCAATTGCTTGTAACCTTAATAAATCATCATAAAGTGGTTGCATCATAAATGAAACACCTGGTGAGTAATTACCCCATCCGAAAGTATCCATCATTTGTTGTGAACCTAACCCAGTTCCTACAAATGGGTCAAAGTATCTTACCATCGCAGGTGGTGCATTATGCATCATCTTTTTGATTTCAAATTCATCAACTCCTATAGTACCATTTTCTAAAGATACGCCTGAATTGGATACATCTTTTAAATCGTATACTTGTTGTCCTTTTTTAGCTTCAAATGAACCAGTATAATATGTTACACTACCACCACTACCAGCTTCTGTACCATAATCTTTAGCTAATGTTACTAAACCACCTAAGTTTGCATCAAGTTGAGTTTGAGATACATTAGATGATGTAGGGTGTCCTTTTAGATTAAGTAAATTTTCTCTAATGTTAAATTGATTAACTTGAGATGAGTATTCCGTAGTTGCTTCTTCAAAACAAGCATAGAAGTTTATATCCTGTAGTTCTATATCAACTATAGGATAACCTAATCGTTTTGCGCACCATTCAGCTGTCTTATCAACTGATGATTGAAATTCTGAATCGGTATCATAATGTCCAAATGGTGTATTACCAGCTGAAAATGATGATGAGCCCGGCCATATTGGAATATTTACTGCCATTTTTAATCTCCTAATTCTTTTATATAAATATGAGAATCTTTAAGAATCACTTAGATTCATAACTTATTGATACTCAGTGCTTTTTGTTATCACTATCATAGCTATCTGATTATCAGATGGTTACGTTATGGAATGGTACATCAATCATATCATAATCTACCATCACATCTCCATCACAATGCGTAAATAGTACGTTTTTAAATCCTAATCGTTCTAAATCATCTACCATAGTTCCAATGAACCTACCTACACCATTTTTGGTATCCTTATAATCAAAGTGATAAATTGGAATTCCCATTGGGGATTCTCCAATTAATTCTATATTGTGTTTTAATCTTCTTTCTGACCTAGGGCAAGTATAAATACTTACCACTACACCATTGGTTTTATCGGTTATTACAGCCGCCTGTGATTGGGAAAAGAAATAATAACCAGATGTTGATGGTGCTGCACCAGCAGCTGTATCATAAATAACATCCCCTGTTGTTGGGTATGTTCCTGAACCATCATGGTAGTGTGTGGTTAAAAGAGTTGCAGGGCAAGTTGCGGTTGCATATCTTATAGATTCAAATGAAGTTCTACCTACTGCATCGTGGTCATATGAATAAAACTCACTCATATTATGGGGTGCTGTACCATTGGGTCTATCTGCTGATGCGTTGTTAGTGTTAATAGTACCATTAGTACCTACTGACATTGAACTTAAACTAACATTTGTATAACCTACACTACTATTGTAGTTATTAGTTCCGATTTCAGCTCTGATACCTCGTAAACTTAGATTGCCTGATGCTGGTACTGCCATTATAATCTTCCTTTTAGTTCATTAATTTCTGATTTCATTGAATCTATCTGAATTTGTTGTTCTTTCATACCTTCAATTAGAACTGCTGTTAGTTTTTCGTAATCTACAGTCTTATATAGTGGGTTATCATCTAAATCATCAGTTAAGAATGGGTGTTCGTGCTCATGCACAATAATAGGTAGAACCTTTTCTACTTCTTGTGCAATTACCCCTAAATCATGTTTACCTTTTCTTTTACCAGCAATCCAATCATATTCAACACCTCTAAGTGCTTTGATTTTATCTAATGGATTTTCAATTGTGGTTACATTATCTTTAAGTCTCGCGTCAGAATTTATAGAAGTTGAGTATGCAACAACATCACCATCAACATGCAGAGTACCACTATTATTCAACATCATTTCTAGTGCACCAGCAGTGTACCACAGAATACCTGATGATGGATTGTAATATGTGTAATCGTGTGTGTTACCAGTCCAAATACTTACACCTGTGTGATTTCTTCTTCTATCATCTTCCAAGCGGAATGTAGTTCCACTTAAAGATATACCATAGTTTCCATCTGCTGAATAAGTTGTGTTGGTATCAGTTACAGTACAACTAATTACACCTTCTTCATTTAATTCAATACCGGTACCAGCTGTGAACTCATCTAGGATATCTTGAGATGAAGGAATAGAAAGTGTTTTTGATACTAACCCAGTAACGTGTCCATAGGTATCTAAGGTTACATCTTG